CCGGTCAACACATCCTCCCTCACATTTGTCATCATTTTGTGACTGATACTCATAGGCTAGATTTGTTTAGAACCTACCCAACCACTCTCTTGGTACTTCGGTACTCAACAGGTGTCTTGTCCACGTCGAAACGTGGGGACCCATTCGTCTTTCTCTCAGATCGCGATACTAACGTGGTTGAGTGATAGGGCTCACGGCAGTTTAATGTTTATGCCGAGAACTCTCTCACCTATGAGCTGCAGGACGTCACTCCCTAAGGGTATTAAAGGCTACCCCTAGCCCTTCATTCCTATTCTGAGTCCGAAGACCAACAGGACCTCCTTTTGAGAGGGAGTTTTAACGACTTTTCTTTGTCGATAGGCTCACTCAGTCTCCACAAGGCTGAGTGAGCATTACTTCCGGAACCTTCCGCATTAACCTCGTCAATCGAGATAGAGATGCTCCCAACTTCACAGATTTTATCCGTGTACCCTCCATAGCTGACCACATAATTGTAGTCACTGTCCTTACGGAGGTCGGGGGCATAAAGGACCCATTTAGAGTCATCATCATCTGCCTCGAGATCAAAGGAAGCGTAGAAATCCGCCTCCACCCCTCGGTTGGCCTTGAATTTACATCCATTAAGCTCAACGTCGGGGTGCCCGCAAACAAACTTCATACTAGACTGATAGTTGGTGATCGTACAGCCTACGTACTGGTTCACGAGCCAGCCAGGTCCTGTGGCTTCATAGGCCACCAGACCGCTCCAACACCCGTCTGCTTTTCCGCCGATAGACTTAACAGCCTGAAACCCATTACACTCCAGGTAAACCTGGAACTTCCCCTTATCTGCGGGTACTATTATATAGGGTTGGGCTTTCTCCGAGTCATTCGAAGCGAATCCAGCTGACAGGTTGACCGTTTCCCACTTGTCGTCCTCCCACTTATAAAATCGGGCGTAGTTAAAGGACTTCGCCACGATGTCCCTATCATTTTCAGCAGTAGAGATTTTCATCTCGGGGATACCTTCGTACCCCCAGAACCGCTGTTTCGTAGGTGCGGGAGTGGGTTGTGGGTCTGGGCCTGGGGCCGGGGGGGGTGGAGATTCCGATTCCACCTACTTGGGCATGGCGCATTGGAGTTTAAAGAAGCAGAGTAGGTCACCGCATACGTCAGCCGGACCGTTTCCATTATAAGCTAGGCGGAACTGATTCTCACCCTTTTCTCCACTGGCGGAGTCGCCCGTAGGCAACATCCTCCCGGTAGCACCTAACTCTTTGCCAGAGAAGGATTTGCTGCCACTCACGGAGAGCTTAAAACTGGTAGCACGGCTGGACACAGTGGTGATTGTGGATCCTAGGCCTAGTTCAATAGCCATAGACCCATTCACGGTGGCGCTAGCCTGGGACTTCCATTGCACTTTCAGCGCTGTGATTTTGTACTCAGCGCAAGCCTTCAGGGTTCCTCCTCCAAGCGATGGAGTTTGACCGTCGGGTCCAAATGTTAGGTACCCTTTGTCATTTCCCTTTAGGCCGTACAAATGGTATGGTCGCCATTCGCCAGCTCCACCTCCTCGTCTGCTTCGCCGTCCTCCGCCTGATCGTCTCCGCGGTCTTGCGGGAGCATTCCTCACCACCACTACTGGGGCGGCTCGAGGTGCTTTCTTAGCGCGGCGGGGTCGGTTTCTCCTTCCATTGTTTGCCATCTCTTCCAAGTTGGTTACGTAGCTCCTCCTGATATTTCTTTATTTGGAGTTTGCTACGGGTGATTAACGACATTTTCCCTTGTCGGTTTGGCAGGGCTTTAGGCACACCCTCATTGCAGCCTGCTAGGGGGGTCCAGTATGTTTAACGATCACTCCTGATCGTCATGGAAGGTGCCGAGAGCCTCTTGGATTTCTCTCAAGAGGGCGGGATTTAAATGCCGCATCTCTTCCATGATTGAGTCATAAGCCTGCCACCATGTGAACTTTGCTAGGCTTGACTCATGCACTGGTGACACGCCACAAAGTAGTCCGAATACCATTTTGCTTACATTCTTAGGGACTACTTCAGAGGGGGCCCGGAAAAGGTGGGAGCAGAAATCGAAATCATCTGCTCTCTCGCATTTCAACCCGAGGGCCTCATAACGAGCTAGGTTTGTCCCAACTCCTTCCAATGCGTCATCTCCCATGGTTACACACCACGGGGCACCGGCGTATAGGCTCGCCATGTAACGAACCCGGGAATTGGAGGAGGAAGTATTGAAACTCCCACTCTTTTGGATCCCTGGCTCTGTCTGAGCTACTAAAAGCCCATTCGACAGGCAAAACACCGATTGGAGTAGGCAATTAAGCCACTCCTTCCGCATCTTCCGGAGCTGGGGGGTAATGCCCTGTGTGAGGCGATTACGCACTTCCAGCTCATCCTCCAACATCCACGCTTGAACACTCCAGTCGAATCCAGAGCAGTCGGTCGGGACGACATACTCGGCCCAATTTTCTACCAGAGACTTAGGAGTGGTGGATGCTAGGCATGCCAAATTCTCCACGAAGGACAGGACCTGGGAATCTTTCGTAAACCCAAGCCCCGGCTTTGAGGGGATCTGCATGTGTAGCTCGAGCTCTCGCTCATTCTGGAGCCTAAACAACATGCGTGCAACCAACTGGTCCACGATTGAGATACTAGCAATTAAGCGGAACCTCTTGTTCCTGATCTTCTCTCTCTTGTGGGGTTCGGGTTTGACAAACAACCGAACCGGGTCGCACAATCCATCCTCAATAGCTTGAATCGGCCCTTGGAAAGTGAATTCCGAGAGCCTCTTCAGACGGGCGAAGACAAGCTCTTGGAGCTTATCATAGGAGTCATCATCATAACACCAGCTCTCGTGAGTCTTTCGACCTACAAAAGCGGCATAAGGGACCCCACAGCCTGCCTCAGCCTTCATGGAGCGGACACAATCGGCGAAAGCAATTCGCATTAACCTCTCGTCGCCTGAGAGTGTCCATCTATCTGCGCATACCGCTGACTCTCGGTATGCTTCCACAGTTCGAGCAATCACTTGCTCACGTTCCGAGTCAGAAGGAACGGCCGAGTTTGTTTTGGCAGCCTGTCGGCGTGCTGCCTGAAAACGAAGAGAGCTTAGCTCTGCTTCGGCACCGGTCTCGGGCCAGCCGTACTCTTCGCAGCAGCGACCCAAGAAGTCTGACTGGAGGACCCTTTCGAGTCCCCAGCCTGAGAGAGAGCCTGGAGCGCATTTAAACGCTTTGTAGGAGCAGGAGCCGACAAACTCGAAGCCTGGGGCCGCAAGCTCTGGTTCCCACCACCTGTAGAAGCCTGTAAAGGCTTTCTCAAGGGCGGTTGGACTCTGCTCGCGGCCAATCGGGCGAGGACTGTCTCCTCTACCTTCTTCGCCAGCCTGTCGAAGTCCACCGCTTTCACGATGTTCTCCTCCAACGAGGCTGGGACCTTGGGCTTGGTCGCTGAGGGGCTGCCACGTCTGGCCTTTCGGCGCTCGCGGTATGCCTTCCTCTGCTCGGCTTTCTGCTCCTTCGTCTTTGGAGCTCTCTTCGGTGCGGGAGGGGGGGGTAGCCTCCTGTCTTTCTAGGCTGCTGGTTGATACAGCCTCTTCCGCTTTTGCGGGCATCCCTTGCTCTGCGGGGGGGGGGCAGGCAGTTCCCTTTTGTTCTCCCAGAGGGGTTATCTGGGGCTGTCCATTTCCCGGGCGATCGCACTCGTCCTCAGAGTCGGGTTCTTCAGCCCATTCAGCCCAGTCTTTTCCCTTGGGCACGAAGGCTTCATCTCTGAGGGAGGCTATCGTTATGCCTCCTTTCCGGGATTTTATTTTGAGTGGTTTCCCACCAACCACCAGGTCGAATTCCCGGACAGGGTCATCCAGGTCTTCCTCTATGTCAACCACACGATTCGCCACGTACAGGGACTCAGTGGTCTTAAAAACCTTAGAGTCCGGCACTGTTAGGCCCGGAATCGGTGGGATGGCGGCAGCACGGTTCACCTCTTGTCCCTTTCTACCTCCCAGCAGCATGGTTGTTATTTTGGTACCCTGCTGAGAGAAGATTGGTAAACCGGAGTCACCTGGGTGGGATAAGCACTCAATGAGGACATCTTCCCCATCGAACTCAAGTACATTGGCAGCGTGGGCCCACCACTTACCAGGGTCGCGTGTAGCGTCTCTCTGGTGTTGGGTGAAGAACACGCACCTGCCTTTAGATAGGTCATTAGCTGGCAGGAGCGGTCTAGCCTTAAAGCCGAGAACGGATTCCCAGCCTGAGGGGCCTTTCGCTAGCACAAAGTCGAGTTGCTTCGACTGGCTATAAGCAAGGAGCTCGAATTGTCCAGTCGATAATTTATTGCCGGAGGGGCCACGGACGCTGGTCGCGTGTTTCCACACATGCCAAGCAGTCATTAAAGCTCGCTCTCCGGATTGCAGCTTAACAGCACTGCAATACCCTATTTGGTCTCCCTCCTCAAGCATGAGTCCAATCACGTTCTTGGGGGGGTCTTGGCTGATGAAGGTAGGGTTAAAACCCTTCAACGCCCTCTCCTTAGTGTTCTTCTTCCTGAGGCTCTTCCTCGGCCCCAGGACCATCCCAGCCCTCTTCTTCCTCCTCTGCGTCCTCGAGCTGAGCAAGGACGTAGAAAACGCCAAGCTCCTTAAGCTCAAGTTCCGTAAGGCTCTGGCAAGGAGAATTATCGCACGTGGTGCAAGGAGCATCAACTGGTAGTGGACCCACAAGGGCAGTAGTAGCACCTTGACCAAGGTCCTCACAGTCTTTGACTCCCATAGAAACCAAGCTACAGAAGCGGCTCCCAGCCAGGATATCGTACGGAGTTTTGCCTGGAGTAGACACTGCCACAGTAAGACAGCTAACGAAGAAGCCCATATAAAGACTTCTCCTTCTGCGATTCTTGCTAGGCGAATTATAGCTACTCCACAGCCTTCCAAAAAGAGTGAGGGCAGGCGATTGGCCACGCGTACACAAGTCAACCACGAGCGAGTTATAAAACCCGGCAGGCGGTCTAACCCAGTCCGCAATATGATTTTCCCCGGGGATGGGAATCGGAGCGTAAGTTCCAAATTCCCAGAGTCCTCCTCCACTTCCAGAAACTGCCCAATCGAGAACAGTAGGGAAGGGTTGGGCAAGCGCGACTGAAATAGCCACTCGCCCATCTGGCCGCTGGATACTGTGGGGCAGGACTGCGCCCAATCTGGCACCGTATAGGCGCAATGTAGCGGCGACCGAGGGAGGTCCCACGAAAATGATCCCGCGGGGAAATGCGGAGGGTTCAATGTCCACTCCAGGACGTCGGGCTCGCGAGTGTGGGTGGCCCCACACAAGCACGTAAGCCACAAGTGCAAAGTGAGCAAGAGTGGCACAGTAAGAGCCGCAACAGTGAAGTTCGACATTGTTGTGGTGGCGGGTGTACGTGTATAAGTTATGGAGAGAGTTTAAAAGAAATTTAACCGAATGAACCGGTTCGTCTACGTCGAGGGGTGGGATAGCGTAACAGCTACGCATGAAACACTTGAAGATCGTAGTCAGATAAGACAGCGATCAACCTCAGCAAACTGTAGAGAAAATAGAGAGTTAAGGCAGAAACTCCACAAGTAAATATCAGCAACGAGATAACAAAATCAACTGTCGCAAATAACATTAACAAGTGGATGTAAGCAATGT